CCAACTCATAAAAACGCTAAAGGAAAAGTTATGTCAGGTGCTACTCATACCAAGAACAGTAAGTTTCTGGTTCATAAAAAGCCTAAGACTAAGATGTGAGTGCTGTGATAACAGCTGTAAAAATAAATGAACACATTCGCTCAAGCAGATACTAACAACACAGGGGCAATTGAAAAACCCGAATGGGATGCCTTACTCTTAGATGATAAGCGTAGGCGTATAGAGGATGATGACGCTCATAGAGATCAAATCAGGAAGATGGCTTGGTTTGCTCTATGGGGAATGTTGCTCTACCCTTTTGGGGTTGTTGGTACTGGTGCTCTTGGTTTGAACCAAGCATCAGAAATCATAGGAAGTATGGCCTCTATATACTTTGTCTCTGTCGCTGGTGTAGTCTCTGTGTTCATGGGAGTTTCAAACTTAGTAAAAAAGAAGTGAGGGAGCAATGAAAAGAATCCTAGATTGGCTTGAAAGATTAGCATATAGATACAGTGATAATAATATACCTAAGTATTTAAAAGGTAAAAGATGTAACGATTACTTAAAAGGTAAGGAATTATTTTAATAGTAAGGAATTAAGGGCATGGCCCCACAGTTAGTTAGTTAGACCCACGGAGGGAGCTATGCGATTTATTGAAACAGAAGCACAAGATAAGAAAGAACCAAAACCTAAGAAGGAAAAGCCAGTCATAAAAGCAGGTAACAAAGATTACGACTATGCAGACTTGGCTGACTCAAAAGAAATACTTACAGGCAGGGGTTCATTCTAATGGCATCTAATGGTTATAAAGAAAAAGTATCTGACGAAAGCTTAATTAATTTAATTGATTATGGGATACAGGGGTCTACAGGAGAGTGGTTAAATTCTTCTGATATGACACTAGAACGACAACGATCTACGTATGAGTACGCAGGTGTAGCTGCAGATCACTTAGCACCTCAGGGTGTGTCTAGTATTGTAGATACTTCAACTACAGAAACTATAGAAGCATACACAGCTATCCTTACAGATTTGTTTCTAAACAATGGTAGGTTAGCTAGGTTTGTACCATATGACGATAGTCCCGGAGCTTTTAAGAACTCTAAGGATGCGTCTTTGCTTACAAACTATGCTATCTTCAAACAGAACAATGGGTGGGAATTAATCCAAACATGGATCAAAAGCTCACTACTCTGGAAGAATGGTATCATACGTTGGACTATGTAGAAGGGTTTGACTACGAATTTGAAGAGTACGAAAAGATTTCTCAAGGACAATTAGATATCCTCCTTGCTGAAGAAGGAGTAGAAATCATTGGGAACCTAGAGTATGAAAATGACCTAGGTGATTTAAACCTAGAGACAGGTGAGCAAGAAGCTACACTAGTCTATGTCAATGTACGTATTCGCCGTAAGAATGTTAACTCTCGTGTAAAGATTGAGAACATTGCACCAGAAGCTTTCAGAATATCTCGTGATGCTAAATCAATAGAAGATTCAAGTTTCGTAGGGATACAAAACATACTTACTAGATCAGAGATCCGTAAGATGTGGCCTGATGTAGCGAGTACTATTGGTGAAGATGAATGGGATGAGCTTGGAGATGATAGTACATGGGATGGCAATACCAGCTACGCTGGGGATATTGCAGCCCGTAAACTTGTAACTGGTCAAAGTTATCAAAGTGTCGTATGACACAAGACGTAACAGAGCTAGAAGCTAATCGTGAAGTAACTATTACAGAGTGTTGGATTAATGTAGATAGGGATGGTGATGGAGTTGCAGAACTTAAGCATTTTATAATTGCTGGAAATACAATTTTATACGAACAAGACGTTGAGATGATACCTCTTGCTTGTCTATCCCCAATCGATATACCTTATGAGTTTTATGGTTTGTCTATAGCTGACTTCACAAGGTCATCTACTCTTGCGTCTACTGCAATTTTACGTGGGTTCGTTGAGAATACATACCTAACAAACTACTCTCCTAAATTAGCTGATCCAAATGTTGTAGATTTTTCTGCCCTTCAAAACATGAAGCCAAAGCAAATCATACCAACCAACGGTAATCCTAATGGAGCTGTGTCTGCACTACCACCAGAAACAATTAGCACAGGGACTGTACCACTACTTGCA